TTAATGCCTCCTTCTGCCTTTTGCTTTAGCCGTATGGGCCTGCATCTCTCTCTTACGCTTCTTTTCGGCTTCGACCTTATTTTCGATACATGCTATTACGAATGCCTTTTCTGATTGAGGAAGATCGGCGAATTCAGATGGCTTGTAATTAAGGTTTAGCACAGCATACATGCAGGCTGCCGTTTCGCCATCTTCCGAAATCAGTCCTTTGCTTCTTCAATCCTTTCGTTGATATCGTTATCTTCGGCATCAAAGCCACTAATGGCGGCAATTTTGTCGGCAATGTCCTGTATTATGCCAGGCAAAAACTTTCTTGCGATAAATTCACCAGCAGTGGAACATCCAACCCGAGATAGAAAATCAGCATCTGAAAAATTAGGCTCTATAATATGGCCCGCAACTACCAATAGATTGAATTTGCTAACATTGAAATCCACGCCTTTTTTGCCTATTTTACTCCTACAACGATTTCGATAATTCGACCATTGTTCTTCGGTCGCTGGCTTAACTTTGAATGTTCCAAATTGCTCATTAATGTAAATTTCTTTCGTGATATCTGAAACATCCGGAAGAGATAAAAAATCCTGTAAGCTGCTCATGTAAATCCCCCTAGATTTCGTTAAAATATTCAAGCCCATCAACTTCACTGAACGTGTAGTCAAATGAGCTTTCAAGTAATTCCGTGTCAACATCTATAGCCGCAATATCCCCACCGTCAATATTGCATTGTCCCAGCTTGATAGTTTGTGTTCCAGACGAGCTGCCCGGGTCATCGTTAGTGATTATCATGGTAAAAAATACATGCTTGCCAGTCTTGGCGGCATCAATAATCATTTTTGTCCATCTACTTGTGACATAATGATAAGTAGCCGAACCCGTACCTGTCCATCCGGCGGGCTTATGACGCGTCGCGGGATCGCCAAGCACATTGTATTCCGTCTTGTTAAACGCTATATTGGCATTGATATTTTTTACTTCGGCAAGCTCTACGACATTGCCATCTATAGTGGCCGTAATTATTCCGCGCTTACCGGAAATCGGCCTCGTATCATGTTGTAATGGCATCTATATCCCTCCTTACGCCGTCACGGTGACAGTCATGTATAATTTGCTCATTGCAGCTATAGGTTGCGCATACAAACCAGCAACAACAGCGTCGGCTTCCTCACCCTTTTCAACGCTGACTTCCTCCGCGCCTAAAAAGTTGTCGATCGCTTCTTGATTCTGCAATCCGTTCATGTAGCCGATAATATCCGCTCTATACATCAACCGGCCCTGCGAATTATTCTGTACTTTATGCTGATAGGACTGCTCCCAGGTGTCCCTTATGGATGTTCCGATTTCATCCATTACGCGAACGACCTGATTAAGTCGCCAACTCCTGCTCTCGTTTGATGTGATGGTATGCAGACTGTTAATGTCGTCCTCAACCTTTATCGTACCGCGCATATTCGTTGACAGAATAAATTTTCCAGCAGTCAGCGCTTCTTCGATCTCCGTATGTGTGCGCTCACTGAGTATTCGTACCGCATTCGGGAATGCCTTTGAGCCATTGGATTCCGTTATTGCTGCCCCTGCCGTAATCCCAGCAACCCAAGCAGTGGCTTCTTCGGCTGTTACCGTGGTCCCGTCGGCTAATACAACGCCGCAATCGCTATTAATGACGCCTTTGGAGTCTGCGCCGTCATAATTGGCGACTGCTACCTGTACATATCTACGCTCGTTATTTCGCATCTCGTCCGCAAATTGGGCGAATTGTGAGGCATAAGTATCATTACCCTGGGTAAGTGCCATTGTCTGCCAGTGGGCTTTGCGCGCCAATGCTAGGTATGCCGGGTATGCCGTTGCTAAGTTAACCGCGCCGTTTGAGCCGCCGGTCAGGGTGATTCCGGCATTAGCGGTCAAGGTTCCGCTTCCACTAAAATCAACAAAAGCATTGTTTTCAAGTTCGGATATTTCCGAAACTGTTTGAGTGTGTTTCCTGGCTCCATCAACGTAAGTGTCGACCGTAAATAGTAGATTATTTTCCACGACAGAAACGACAATCGAATTGCCTTTTATGCCCGTATATTTTGCTATTACGGTTAAGCTGCCACTTGTTGCCGTGGCTTTTGAGCCTCCGGAATTCAACCTGTAAATTTTCGCCAAATAGCAACCGGATGACATAAGCGTAAGCAGTTTAGCATCTGCATCAGCTGCCGTTACGCCCACTTTGGCAAGGCTACTGCCGTCGGTTAGATCTGTGCTGTAAACATATATCAATTCATCCTCAGGACCCCAATTTAACGGTATGGCCATGGTCGCTATGCCGCGGTCACCTATGGTCATTGCCGGCTGGGCTATGGCGGTGAAGTTGATATATGCGCTGGGGCGAATTTTATTTTGACTGGTCCATTGTGCCATTACATATCATCTCCTTTTGGGATGGAACTTGATGCCTTTTCGATTGCGTCTGCCAATTGTGAACTATGCTCCGCCATGGCAATATCCTTTAAAAGTTGAATGTCTTCCTTGGAGATTTTTATATCTGATGGTTGAGCCAAAAAATCAGATAAGCCTTTGAATGAGCCTTTCGCTCGTTCGCTCCCGTAATAAACAAGATTCACCAAGCAATCGAACAGCCTTGCATCCTTTTCAATCCCGCAGCTCTCCGCAACGGAAGCAAGCTTTTCCACCTCGCCAGCTTTAGATTGATAGGGATTCAACCACCCATAGCCGCCGATAGCCTCTACAGGCGCAGTATCATAATCAATAAATGCCATATTCTTCCTCCTTATCTGTTCTGCCATGCTTGGACAATATTTCGTCCAATCGCTGCGAAATTGTTTCATCTTGTTCTGATAAATCCTTAAGCAAGGTTATAATGTCTCTAAATAAGTCTGTATCCGTAATGGATACATGCCCTGTTAATGTCGCCAAGCTCATTCCTCCTTAAAATTTTGCATAATAAAAGCACCTGTCAAATGCGACAGACGCTTAACCGTTGAATTGTGTTTTAGATTTCGTTCAAGTGTGCATATTCGCCATGATACTTTATAGCAGCGGCGTTGTATGCGATAGCGGCTTCTTCTGGTGTATCAAAATAACCTAAGTGAATCGGCTTTCTTTCAAAGCCTATATGGGCGCCCCATTTCTGCATGTCTTTACGCCAACCAACTCCTTTATATCCGCTTGTATTATCGCTACGCATTTGCTGATTGCAAGTATTATTAGCTTGCTTGCATAACCGTAAATTCTGCTTCCGGTTATCCGTTGGGTCATGATTGATATGATCGACAACCTCATCCGGCTTGGCTCGCATTATGATTCGATGCAGCTTTGTGCATGGAGCCCCATGCGAAATACATCCGCTGGCTTCCTTACACCAATAATTGTTTCCCAATAACGGTAAATCTTCGGCATCCATTAAAAATGAAACCGCAGGATTGATATTCACGTTCGTCACTCGTGCATAATCTTCAATGGATTTAACGATCAATGGGCATCTTATGCTGCCACGCTTAAATTCTTGATATCTCCTGTTTGAAACGTACTCTCCATTCTCAAACCGTACATCAATATCATCACAATGGCGATATTCTATAATAGTCGCTCGCAATCCGTTGAACATTATCCCGATTTCGCCTGTCCTATCAATTTTACGCATAACAAAAATACCTCCGTCAGTATTCGTCCGTTTTTATAATCTAGGGGAAGGCGGTACGGATAACCGCCTTGTCGGGAGCGACCCTATCCCACACGAATATTATAGCATGAAAACCGCATAAATACAAGCTTTATCTCCGATTGATGCTCGTTGAAAGTTGTTCTTGTAACGGACCTAGTTCTATTGGTTTTTTGGCCATAACAGATACATTGCAAAAAAAATGCAGTACCCCCTCGACCTTTTCTGTGTATCGGTCTCTTAGAGTTACGGGCATATCTCCCCACGTTATAGACTCCAATTCCGACAATAATTTTATGCCAGTATCGTCAAGTCGTTCTTGTAGGCTTCCCGTTATTGATGATGGGTCAGCGACCTCACGGTATCTTATTGTGGCAAGATAATCAATTATGCGATAATTCCTGCGTTCATAGGTAGCATTCACACTGAGTTGCGTTACAAAAAAATGAGGGTATACAAGCAACTGGGCCGGAATTGTCTCTCTGTACCATGTCACGCTCGGAAATATCTCTCGTAACCGTATGCCAAGAGCAGACGTCACGGATGTAGCGATTAATTCGTATTGGTCAGGCATTTAATCCCTCCACATCTATCAATACATCCGTTTCCGTGTATTCCCGCCCACTACCGATCGGATCAATTGCTTCCTCGTATCGCGCACCGTCTCGCTCAATTATAAGGTTAGCGTCGGAGTATGTGCGTTGGTAGTTGGTGCCGTTGATAGTGATTATTTCTGTTTTAATCATGTGTCTGCCTCCCATTCAACCATGTAATCTGCATAGGTCGCCCAGTTTGTTGCTGTTTGGTAGGCTCCTAATGAGCCCCGCGGGACTTTTATTTTGCATAAAGCATTAATATTACTAAACGCATTTATGTTACTAAGTGTGGGCGGTGTACTTCCGTGAAACATATATTCAACAACATTATGGCAATCAGCAAA